GCTCAGCATTTAAAAAGATTTATTATGATATTAACATGGGCAGACCTTGTTCTATGTTTATACCAGCAGAGGACTTCGTTGTAAGCTATGGAGCGTCAGATTTAAGAACTGCTGCACGTGCTACACACGTTATGAGGATGACACTTAATGAAATCCTTAAACTACAGTATGCAGGTTTCTACAGAGAGGTGTCTTTACCTCAGTCTAGTATAGGTGCAGATAGGATTAGACAGAAGTATGCAGAGTTATCAGGTGATAATCCTAACTTTGAATACGATGTAAACAGTTATAGCAAGGATGGATTGCATACTCTTTTAGAAATGCACGTAGATTTAGACCTTGTAGGCTTTGAAGATGAGCGTGAAGGTAAGAAAACCGGCATAGCTTTACCTTATGTAGTCACTATAGACCAAGGTTCGGGCGAAGTTTTATCAATTAGACGTAATTATTTAGAGTCTGACCCCATGAAAATGCGCAGACAACACTTTGTACACTACAAATACATGCCCGGATTAGGGTTTTATGGCTTTGGATTGATACATATGGTGGGTGGATTGGCAAAATCTGCCACTTCTTTGCTCAGACAGCTAGTAGATTCGGGTACATTAGCTAATTTGCCGGGTGGTTTAAAGACTAGAGGTCTAAGAATCAAGGGTGATGACACTCCAATCTATCCCGGAGAGTTCCGTGACGTAGATATTCCGGGTGGAAGCATCAGAGATAACATAACTTTTCTTCCATACAAAGAACCATCAGGTACTTTATACCAATTATTAGGAAATATAGTAGAGGAAGGGCGTAGATTTGCATCTATAACAGACTTAAAGGTGTCTGATATGAATAATCAAGCACCTGTAGGCACTACATTAGCGTTATTAGAGCGCAATATGAAGGTGATGGGTGCAATTCAAGCTAGATTACACGCATCTATGCGCCAAGAACTAGGGATTTTGTCGGATATCATCAAAGATTACATGCCAGCAGACTACGAATACGAAGTTGATGGTGAATCTGCCATAAAAGCTATGGATTTTGACGAGAGAGTAGACATTATTCCTGTATCAGACCCAAATGCAGCGACTATGGCGCAAAGAATCATGCAATATCAAGCTGCTTTGCAACTTGCACAGTCTGCACCGCAGTTATATGACCTACCAAAGCTACACAGACAGATGTTAGAGGTGTTAGGTATACGTGACTCGCAAGATATCGTACCACTTGAGGATGATATCAAGCCTACAGACCCTGTATCAGAGAATATGGACATACTAAATGGCAAACCTGTAAAAGCTTTCGAGTATCAGGACCATGCAGCACATATAACAGTGCATTTATCTATGTTACAAGACCCCAAGATACAAGAACTTGCATCACAAGCACCTAATGCACAGGCATTACAGGCTGCACTAAGTAATCACATAGTAGAACACTTAGGATTTGAATATAGAAGGCAGATAGAAGAAGAGATAGGCACAGCACTACCACCTCTAGGAGAGCCTTTACCACCAGAAATAGAATTTAGATTGTCTACATTAGTAGCAACAGCTGCTCAACAGTTGTTAGGTAAGAACTTACAAGCTGCACAAATGGAGCAAGTACAAGAACAAATGCAAGACCCTGTACTACAGATGCAACAACAAGAACTTGCTATCAAAGCACAACAAGCACAAGACAAAGCTACCACTGATGAAGCACGTATAGCTGCTGACTTAGAGAAAGCTAGAATGAAAGATGAACTTGAACGTATTAAGATTGAGGCAGACCTTGAAATGGCGGGTGCTAAAGTAGGTGCTGATATAGCTAGAGTATCTGCACAAGAGAGAACTAAAGGTGCTGAGATAGGTAGAAAGATAGCAGAGACTCTAACTAAGAACGATGGAAGTTGATATAAAGTTTACAGAGGACTTGACACAAAGTTTAAACGATGAGATAAATAGAATTACTGAAGTCATTGTAGATGGTGAAGTTAAAGATATAAGTGAACTTTATCACCTCAAAGGCAAAATCGAAGGGTTACGTATTGCCCTTCGGGAGATAACTGATAAATATAATTCAGTTGTTGAAAGTTAATACGCACCTTTCATGGTGAAAGGAAAGGAGAACGTCAAACTCCTATATATATTTGATGCAACATAAGGAAACTTATGACAGTTGAAGCAGTAAAAGAGGAAGCTGTAGATAAAGTAGAAACTACTGAGCCTACACAACTTCCCGAACCTCAAGGGTATAAAATATTGATAGCACTACCGGAACACGAAGAGGTATCTGATGGTGGTATTATTATTGCAGACCAATATAGAAAGAGAGAGGAGACAGCATCCATAGTGGGTTTTGTTCTAAAGATGGGTCCAGATTGTTATAAAGATGAAAACAGATTTCCTACAGGTCCATACTGTAAGGAAGGTGATTTTATTATTATGCGGTCTTATAGTGGCACACGCATGAGTATTCATGGCAAAGAATTTAGACTCATTAATGATGATACTGTAGAAGCTGTTGTAGATGACCCTAGAGGAATAGAAAAAGCATGATGGAAGAAGCACAAGCTTTAGAAGAAGAACTCGCTCCTACAACTGAGGTGCAAGTTCCGATACCTGATGTAGAGATAGAGGTGGTTGATGATAGACCTGTAGAGGACCAAAGACCTCCTAAACAAGAAGTAGCTGATGATGATATTGATGAAGAAATAGAAGGCATTGGTGAAAGAACAAAAAAACGTATAGACAAACTTAAGTTTGATTATCACGAAGAACGCAGAAAGGCAGAGGCAGCGCAAAGAGTTAGGGATGAAGCTGCTCAAGTAGCAAAACAGTTGCATGATGAGAATCAAAGACTAAAAGCTACTGTATCAAAAAGTGAAGAAGCGTTACTTAATAGTTTAAAAACTAAAACATCTACAGAGATAGAGGCTGCTAAAGAAACATATAAACAAGCTTATGAAGCTGGCGACACTAATAGGTTGCTTGAAGCACAAGAAAAATTATCGGCAGCATATGCTGATAAAAGTTATGTTGATAACTATCAGCCACAATCCCCACAACCTGTGCAACTAGAACAGCAACAATATGCACAACCTCAATATGCACAACCAACCCAACAACAGCCATCTATAGACCCAGCTGCTGCTGAATACATAAGGCAGAATCCTTGGTTTGAACGTGCGGGCGATGAGGATATGACTGCGTTAGCTTATGGTATGCACGCTAAATTAGTAAGAGAAGGAGTTGACCCTATACGAGACTCTGATACTTACTATTCAAGAGTAGATGAAGCCATAAGGCAAAGATTTCCAGAACGCTTTGAGGACAATACTGCATCCTCACAGCCACCCTCGACTGTGGTAGCACCTGCTAATAGAGCAAGTTCTAAACAGCGCACAGTGCAGTTAACCAAGACTCAAGTTACTCTCGCCAAGAAACTTGGACTTACACCAGAACAATACGCAGCGCAATATGCGAAGGAGCAAAGATAATGGAAAAGTCAGAACAAAATGATGTTCAAGAGCGCAACCCACGTGAATTAGAGTCAAGAGACTCTGAGCAACGAGAACAACCTTGGTCTCCCCCAAACTTGTTGCCTGACCCAAAACCTGAACCCGGATATGTTTTCCGTTGGATACGTACAGCATCTGCTGGACAATCTGACAATATGAACGTATCTACTAAGTTCAGAGAGGGTTGGACACCTGTTAAAGCAGAGGACCATCCTGAATTGCAAATGGTTAGAGATACTAACTCGCAGTTTAAAGATGGTGTAGAGGTAGGTGGATTGCTTTTATGTAAAGCACCTGAAGAAGAAATCAAGAAGCGTGCTGATTATTATATTCAGCAAGCCGACCAACAGATGTCAGCTTTAGATGCAAACTACATGAGGGATGAAAACCCTGCCATGCCTATGTTTAAGGAAAGGAAATCACAGGTTACTTTTGGTAAAGGTGGTAAGTAATTACTGCCTTTTGTGTTAAATTTTTGTATATAAAAGGTATATAAAATGAGTAGTTCAGCAACACCTTACGGAGCAAGACCTGTTGGCACATTATCTGCTAGTGGCTCTTTCACCGGAAAGGTAAGACATTACGGCATAGCTTCTGGCTATGGCACTGATATCTTCTATGGTGATTTTGTTAAACTGGTTGCAGCTGGTACAGTCGAAAAAGACACAGGCACAACCTCTTTGACACCTGTAGGGATATTTCTAGGTGTATCTTATACCGACCCAAATACAAGCCAAAAAACTTTTGCACAATACTATCCTGCTAGTACAGCAGCTAGTGACATCCAAGCTTATGTTCTTGATGACCCAAATGTGTTATTCGAGATGCAAGCTGATGGCTCAGCAGCTGTAACTAATATTGGTAACAATGTTGCAGTAGTTCAAACTGCTGGTTCAACAAGTATTGGTACAAGTAAAAATGCCATTGATATATCTACAGCAGCCACTACGACTGCTACACTTCCTGTAAGGATAGTAGATATCTCGCCTAAATCTGACAACGCAGCCGGTGATTCTTTCACTGACTTAGTTGCTAAGTTTAATGCGGGTCATATCATGGACAATACAACTGGCATATAAAGGAGAATAAGAAATGGCAATTTCAAGAGCGCAGTTACTTAAAGAACTCCTTCCGGGATTAAATGCCCTATTTGGGTTAGAGTATGCTAAGTACGAGAATGAGCATGAGCAAATCTATGAAACAGAAACTTCTGACAGGTCTTTTGAGGAAGAAGTAAAGCTGAGTGGATTTGGACAAGCTTCTGTTAAAGACGAAGGTTCAGCTATCAATTACGATACTGCACAAGAATCTTTCAGCACTCGTTACAACCATGAAACAATAGCGATGGGTTTTGCTATAACAGAAGAAGCGATGGAGGATAATTTATACGATTCGCTTTCTGCACGTTATACAAAGGCTCTTGCTAGAAGCATGGCTTACACTAAGCAAGTAAAAGCTGCGAATCCTCTTAACCAAGGATTCTCAGGTGGTTCGTTCAATTCTGGCGATGGTGTAGATTTGTTTTCTACTGCACACCCTTTGGTGTCAGGAGGAACAAACTCCAACACATTTGCAACACAAGCAGACCTTAATGAAACTTCATTAGAGAATGCTGTGATACAAATAGCTGGATGGACAGATGAGCGTGGACTGTTAATAGCAGCAAAACCACGTAAGCTTATCGTTCCACCAAACGGCATGTTTACTGCTTCCCGTATCTTAGAATCTGATGGTAGACCAGCGACAGCTGATAATGACCTCAACGCAATCAAAGCGAATGGAAGCATTCCTGAAGGTTACGTTGTTAATCACTTCCTGACAGACACTAATGCTTTCTTCATAATGACTGACGTACCAAATGGCTTTAAGCACTTTGCACGTACACCATTAGAAACAAGCATGGATGGTGACTTTGATACTGGTAACGTAAGATACAAAGCTAGAGAAAGATATTCTTTTGGAGTATCTGACCCACTAGGTATTTTTGGCTCTTCGGGGTCAAGCTAGTAACTTGAGGGGAGTTGAAATGATATATACTCCCCTTTTCTTTCTAGGGATAAAATTAATCTATCGACTGCCCTAGCAGACTCGCCAAGACGATAGAATTTATTAAGGAGACTTAGTATGGCAAAATCGACATTTTCAGGTCCGGTCAGGTCACTGGCAGGATTCATTTCAGCAGGTAACGCTACAGTAACTAGCCTTACAGCTGACACAACTCTCACAGTTGCTGCACACGCAGGTAAGATACTTACTTGTAATGATGCTGATGGTAAGTTCACTTTACCTAGCATTGTGACTACAGCACCTAATTCAGATGATGACCCTAATCAATTAAATAATTTAGGAGCATCATTTACCTTTGTTATTGAGACAGCAGCTACAGACTTAGATATTAAGACTGATGGAACTGATAAGTTCGTTGGTGGACTATATATGGGTAAAAGCGATGCAGCAGGTAAAACATTCTTCTCAGGTGCTAGTAATGATGTTATAACTTTAAATGGTACTACTAAAGGCGGTATAGCTGGAAGTATCATTAGAGTTACAGCTATAGGTTCAGCCAAGTACGCAGTAGAAGGCATAGTCCTTGCTTCCGGTACTGTAGTAACTCCATTTGCTGACGCTTAAGGGGGTGCATAGTGGCTGATGCAGTAACAACACAAACCATCTTAGATGATGGCGGTAAAAACTTAATAGTTAAGTTAACTAATATTAGTGATGGCACAGGAGAAAGTGCTGTTACTAAAGTTGATGTATCTGCTTTAACTTCAGGTATTAATGGTCAAGCTTGTTCTGGTATCAATATAAATAGAATATGGTTTAGTAATGTAGGTATGGGTTTCAAATTATTTTGGAATGCTTCATCTAACCAATTTATTTTAGAAGCTGGTGCAGACCAAACTGATACATGGGATTTTACTTGGAGTAATAAAAGTTTGCCGGGCATACCTAATAATGCAGGTAGCGGAAAGAATGGTGATTTATTGTTAACAACTGTTGGACACTCTAGCGGTGATAGCTATAGCATCATACTTTGGGCAAACAAAAGCTACGATACTGCTACTACAGCGTAATGTCTAAATCAGCAGAAACTGATAAATTACCTATAGAAGCACGTCTAAGTGGACTAGAAAGAGAGTACGCTCTACGTTATGAGTACATAGAGCGTAGACTCGATGAAGGTAGTAAAAAGTTTTTACGAATAGAAAATATGCTGTGGGGTCTTTATGGTTTAGTTTCTGTTGCAGTAGCATATATTAAATTTATATGATGGAAGAATCTGTAAAGAAAAAGATAAACCTTGAAGTAGAGATAGACGCTAATGCTAACAGTGCCGGTGATAATCCTTTTCAGAAATGGATACACTTAGCAAGAACTGTTGATGCATGGAGAATATTTCCTAGAGCATTTGTGACTGTATACATCATATTACTTTACAAAGTTGTAACTTGGTTTATGGATATACCTGAACCTAATTTAGAACAAGCTGGTTTAGTATCTATAGTAGTAGGTGCTATGGCAGCAGTGTTTGGAATATACGCAGGTACATCAGGACAGAGTAAAAAGTTTAAAGGTGAGGATTGATGGCTAAAGACCCTAAGTTAAAAAAAGCAG